TCTGGAAATCCCACATCTCAAATGGAATAAGACCGCGATCAACGTTAATGATTTTCATATAAGTCACAGCAAAGTATACGGGATCATCCGCACACTTTATAAACTCATCCATTTCTTTTTGAGTAAAAGCATGTTTAAAATCTTCGCGTGGAAGATTTGGGTTATTATTATACCCTTTGGTCATTATTTGTAATATGGATTCTTTGGATCGGTATCGTTTGTAACGTCTGGCCACCAATCAAGTTCATATCTTTTACCACTCTTAAACATTGCTTTCATCGACTTGATACGCGATTCATATTCTTCTTTACTAGGTTTAACATTACCTTCAACTACATCTAAAACGTATTGTATTGTCACAGCGTTGGCACTAAGACTAGCACATCTTGCTCCTACTTCACCTTTAAGATGGTCAAGCAATATACTTTCGCTACTATCAGCTAACACATTTGACAGTTCATGTGGAACTTTAAGATCAACATATGAATAAACGTAGTCATAGTGTGGAACAGGAGAAGAGTGTAGAATGTATTCATCCAAAACTTCAACTCTTTTAAATCCATCAACATCATGCCAAATAGCTCTATTTGATGTTAACTCATCTGGTTGACCAAAAGTTTTTTGTAAATGTTCTGCGTATTTTGCAGGTTCTTTATTTTTCCATTGGGATAGTGGAGAAGATGATTCTTTTAAAAACTGTTTAAACGTCTTCATCTTTCTGTTCTCCTAACATTCACTATACCTTTTTTCTTTTGAAAAATAGGTCTGAGACTTGTTTTTGGGTCAACTATCATATATGATTTAGATTCAGATTTGCTATCTTCTACTCTGTTTGTGTAATGAAGATGATCTATACCTTTTTTCTTTAGAAATGATGTTACATGCTGGTATGGTTTTTCGTAATCATTAGATTCCAAATATCCTGCATCTCTTATCTTTTTTTCCAAATCAGTATGTTCTCTTTTGGTAATATGTTTTCTTCTATGTAGGGAATCTATGACTGAAATAGGATCATGATTTTCTCCATGATCATCTATCTCTAAACCTTTTTTGGGGTTCAATTTGGCTCTGTAAGCCATAACATTTGCTTTGACTCTTTTGGTTTTGCTATCATAATCTGGACCATCACGGTATTGATCTCTTATTCTTGCTCTTGCAGCTTGAGATGTACCAAAATGCTGCATAGGTTTTATCTCTGAAGCATCAAATTTATTTTCTGAGGCATGAAAAAGCACTTGCGAACTTTCGCCTTTTTTCTTTTTAAACCTAGCAGCTTCTTCTAAAAACTGTTTAAAAGTTTTCATCTTTCTTTTCCTTAATTTTTTTTAACAAGTCGGCAGTACTGCCTACAAATACAGCTTTCTCAACTGTGATATTGTCTGCGGGCTTCTCAACACCGTCCATCTTTTTAAGCTCTTTTGTTTTTTTCTGTAGATCATAGAGGTCTTTAGTGGCATCGGATACTGTTTTCATGAGTGTAGCAAGTACCTCATACGCTCTAGGACTTTCAGATTCTTTTGCGAGATCAGTTAACTCTTCAATTGCACCATTACCTTTTGTGATAAGATCACGGAATGTTTTGCGTGAAAGATTGTAATCTGCTTTCGAATCATCCTCTTCATGTGGAGTATTGATGATTTCTGGTTCAATCACTTCAACTTTAGTTGGCAATATAACGTGATGCTCAATTCCTAAAGCTTCAGATAAAAATTTATCTGTTTTCATAGTCTATGTCCTACTAGTCAATGTTGGGAAATTCTTGAATGTCTGTTGTGTATCCGTAATCACTATTTGGATTAGCGTTAATAGGATCAGGTTCAATAGTGATCTTTACAACCTTAAGAGGTGATATGTCGAAGCTTGCAATACTATAAACAGCATTGGATGAAAGTGCTCGAATCTGCTCACCTACTTTAAATTGACCTTGTACACCACCAAGCATTAATTTTCCGGTATCTGCTTCCCATTCTAGTACAGAACCGTAAGCTCTTGCAGAGTTGTAGTTTCCGCCTTGATACACAACATCGTCTATAATAAACTTGCCGCCGTTGCCTGATGATGTATTGATACGAGAAATGTATGCGCTTTGCATACCACCCTCGTTGTAGATATTGGCAATGACCTTGCGAATGAGTTTTGGATCTGCAACAGGACCCCAGAAGTATCCCTTCATTGTAAACGTCAATGTTGTGGTCACATAACGAACAGCATCATAATTGCCTTCATACTGCGCGCTGGTCGATACTGTATCAAGGACAATAGGAACGTCTTTGATATATCCCATTTCAGGAATAGGTATAATAGATACCGTATAGTCTGGATTAAAATATGGAAGAATCTGTTCTAGAATATGATTTGCATCATCTATGTTTTTAGAATAAATGGAAAGTTCAAACGAAAAGTCGTAAGGAACGCCCATGTACTGTGATTTAACTCGCGTAGATGTATTATCTTTTGCTTGTCTTAAAAGTGAGTTCTGCTTACGGGCTGCATCATAGTTCATTCCCGTAATCTCATAAGACATGCGCGGAAGTGTTAGCGCAACTTCTTTTTGTAGATCTGGATCTTGTTCAATACGAGTAACGTACTTCTCTTTTGGCCCATAGATGATTGGAACCTTAATTCGATCTATTTCTTTTCCTGTGTCTTTATCTTTGCGGATAAGCGAAATATTATTGAAGATGTTGCCAAAGATGACAACATACTTACGTGTTAGCTGATAGTAAAAATGTGATCCTGATAGCATTATGGCATTCCAAATGGATTTTGTTCTGTTGTAATCATAATCGCATCAGCGTCAGTTTGAATAGGTCTATTGTCTGACAGATCATAGTATGTGAAGTCACCAATATCATCCGTAGTTGCAACAGTCTTAGTAGTATTGGACGTTACACCTCGAATTGGCACATTAGCTGTGAAAACTCCAGTAATATTATATAGTTCTAATTTACCAGTTTCTATATCGTATGTCTTAACTGTACCCTTAGCAGCAGCAAATGCAACATTAGATCCCTGATAAACAAGCTCATCAGTATAATATGTTTGAGAGCCAATTGGTACGTTAATACTTATAGAATATGCATTGTCTTTTTCAACTTCATCAATTTCACTCATACCGGTATCAATTGATTCGCTACTATATCTGAACAGGTCACAACGAAGTTCGTAGATATACGGATCACGTTTACCTGCTGTAAAGAATAATAGTTCTTCTTCGACAAATTTGATTTCAAATAGCTTCTTCATTACAGGTACGTAAATTAGATCACCTTCACGTGGTCGCGCTGCAATGTTTGAAGGAATATATTTTTGGAATGATCTAGCAGAAATAACAAGATTTGTTGTGTCGCGAATATCAAGACCGAACTTAGAGAAGAAATCGCCATCACCTTCATAACCTTCAACGTTTGCAATATATGATTCAATTGTGTATGCGCGAGTAAACTTAGCATTAATGCTCTCTCCCCAAATTTCGTCTATACCATTATATGAGTCGCGAGGAATGTATTGTACATCGTGACCCATAATTTTGATTGACTCGACTATAACATCTTCAAAAAGACGTTGTTCACCTGTGCTACCTATGCTGAAGTTATTGAAGTAATGTGATACTGGCAATGGATTATCCGATCATGAACTGTGGTGGTTCTTCATAAGTATTACGGATCAAATCTTCAATTTCTTTGATCTCAGTAACAGCTTCTTCATATATTTGCTGACCATTCATTGTTATACCACCCGGAAGCTGCATACCGGCAAACTTCTTCATATTATTGCCCCATTGCTTTTTGATAAGCGCCGTGGCATATCTGATAAGCATACGATCGGTCCATACTTTAGGATAAGAACTGGTCTCTAGCTGAATGAATCCTTCAACAATGATCCAATCACCCACAGCTATTTTATTCCAGTTCACATCAATATAAAGTTTTCCTGTGTGTCTGTTATATCTAACAGGTTGTTCACCGTTAAACGTTATGTCGAGTAAACGGAGATGTTGCTGCATCTGTGTAAAATAGACGATTGACCCTGTTGTCAGAAGAGTCAAATCGTTGAGTCTCATCTGATACTGAAGGTCAAACATATTTCGAACACTAGACGTTGAACTCAAGGGGAAAATGCGAGTTACACCTATAATACTATCTGGAATAGGAATGTATTTGTGATCAATATCATCTGCTGTAATTTGATGAGGTAAATACCAACGCTCAACACCATCGAAGTGGAAGTCGCGAAAATACTGTAAGGCTTCGTCAATACGATCTTCTACTTGATCGTCATCAACGTTAATTTCAATGACTGGATGACCTAACTGCTTAAGGCACCAATCTCTAAATTGATCTCTATTCTGTGGTAATGCCATGTAAATACCCCTTTACAGAGTATTTATCTAAACGAAAACTTTAGTATAATTCCATATCGTGTCATTTTATTTTTTCTTTAATTGCATCCAACTCAGTTTTGAGTTCTTTGATAGCTTCAATCAACAAAGGTACAATTTTTTCATATTGAACTGTTTTATAGTTTTGACCGCTTTTGGAATATTCAGTTCCATCTTCATTTTGACCGATGTCAAATGGTGCAGGAACAACCACTTCAGGAAGAACCGCTTCAATTTCTTGAGCTATAACACCAACTTGAATTTTTTTATTAATGTAACCATACTTAGCAGCTACATCGTTAGATTGAAATGTTACACCGGAAATTTGATTGACTTTATCTAATGCATTGTCTATAATACATATATTAGTCTTTAATCTTCTATCTGAAAAGTAAGCCGTAATATTGTCTGATGATCTAATTTCGCCTGCTGTGCCAGATGCTGCTGTACCAACACCTAAAGAATTAAATCTTATGTTTGTTGAAGCTGTCATGCTAGTATGAAGTACAGTAGTCCATTCTCGCCATACGCCGCTTTGTAAACGACGAATTCTAATATCATCCGACCAGAATGATACCGCTTGTTGCCAACCATAACCATCTGGATCACTCCATAAATTACCGATGGTTTGATTCCAATTCCACCAATCTGTGGTAGGCATACCTGTTACAGCATTTCCAAAATAGAAACCTGAAGGATCAGTTAAGTTATTAGCTGTACCGTTTGTTCTACTTACAGACCTACCGCGCGCGCCATCACCTTGCACATAAGTTGCAGCAGTTACGTTTATTAGATTTCTACTGTCATCGATGACAGTAGTTCCACCTACTTGAATTGCCATCTTCGTCCTTTCTTAAGACTATTAGCTTTTCACATATTTAGATTTTATCTAGCGTCAAAGAAGAACATATGCCATAATCTTGCATCATCCATAACAGATCCGAAATACTCGTTTGCAGCATGAATACAACCAGCATCAAAGATCACAAGACGGTTGAAGATGTTACCAAACTGATCTACCTTGTCATATGGAGTGCCATCTAGGAAAGTTTTACCATTAAAGGCGGAACTAATATTAGGATCATCTCTATGTAATACCCCTGACGATCTATGTCTGAAAGTCGATGTACCACATGAAGAAGGAGCATCAGGCGTCAGGTAAATCATAGCTGCATAGACCTGCAAATCGC